TCACCATCACCATCACCATCACCACCACCACCATCACCACCACCACCACCACCACCACCACCACCACCACCACCACCATCACCACCACCACCACCACCACCACCACCACCACCACCACCACCACCAGCATCACTATCACCACCACCACTACCACCACCATCATCACCACCAACACCCAATTCTACTACGTTTAACTTAGGTACAGCTTTAAAACATAGCCGTGCAAGTAGAAGACCTGGAATATCAGACAGCGAAAGCAACACTAACAGCAGAAGAAACAATCACACCGGAACAAACAGCAGAAGAAACAATAGCAAAACACCCACACCCCCACATCAACCAGCAACATCAGCAACATCAGCACCTGCAGCATCACTACAACTACACTCATCACCATCACACCAATCTGCACCCAGAATGAATATGGAAAATCTTCCTGCAGCTTTAAACGCTGCGCGCAAACAACTTAAACCACCCAGTTTACGTAAAAATAACAAAAGGTTAAATGCTAAAACCAACCAACCTCAAGATTTAGAGGGGGTATTAAAAAAAGTAATAAAAGCTAAAGCTACAGATGCATCTGCATCTGCATCTTCAAATAACAATAATAATAGTAAATGGGCAGCAGCATCATCAAGTAGTATTAATAATAGCACTTTTACCTAAACATTTACTATGTTAATTTTTTTGCAAGTGTATTTAGCATTATCCCAATAATTATTTTTTTAGACTTATCTAATAAAATAAAATTACTGGGGATAAGGATATACTCATTATAAAATTTTGTATAAAGCATAAGCATAACTAGAAAAATATTAAGATAGCATAACATTTTTATAACACTTAAAGCATTAATTATCAATATAGACAATGACCAACTATATCATCATACTAGATTATACTAGATCATACTATACCTATTATATCTATTTAAAGGCATAAATTGCCTGTAAAGATAATGTCATCATCACGAAAAAGTAAAACACTATCAAATCTTCAATTACCAAATGTTCAATTATCTAATATAGATCTAGCTACACCATTACTTTCTACATCAGTACCAACTATAGGTTTTATTAAACCTACACTGTCAATTAATAAATTTATACAGGCAGCATTACCTATATTACCATCAATTCAACCTTTACAAGGCAATGTAAATACCCTAACACAGGCAAATATCCCACAATATGATCCAATCAATGCAACTATACCTAGTTGTATACAGGGAAAAACAGCTTCACAACCTGTAAATATTGTTATTAAAACATGTAAAAATATTACTTCTAGACAGGCACTTCTTATGATACCAATTACTAAATTTTTTAGTACTCAATATAATCTTAATAAATTAATTGAAATACTAAAAGGTGAGTCAATATCCCTACGGCTTATAGATTGGTTTGTTACTAATTACTGCAAAAAGTATAATATTATATACAATATGGGTGAATATGCAGATCAACATATTCAACATATTCAACATGATCACCCAGATCAATCAAATACATCATCATCATCACCATTAAATAATTTATTAATTATGAATGAAAACACAAACACAAACACAAACACAAACCAATGTATACAAAATCACCCTGCAAAAGCATCACTTGATAAACCATCATTTGATAATTTTATTATTGTACATAACAACTATAAAGGCCAATTAAAAGCTTATAGTAAACGCAACTTTGATCCATTTTGCCGACGTAATCGTATCCGTTTTTACTATGATGATAATAAATATTTTATTACAACAGTTGGTCAACTAAATTTTTTTAAATGGGCACTAGAAAGCAATCTTATTAACTATACAGCCAAGCATTTTCGTGTTATTGATGATGACATGAATAACCGAGGTGAAATTGCTATACGCAAATCTGCGAACATTACGCAGCAAACTGGAGATACTACTAAAAAGAAAAAACACACTGATGGATCAATACCAATTGAAACTGCAATTAAAACAAAGAAAAATGGTGGAACACGTAAAAAACGTACTGAAATTTCATCATCTGCGTCAAAATCTATATCTATTTATAATTATCCTACAACTTTAAATTTTGATTAAGCTAGATACTTGTTAAGCTAGATACTTGTTAAGCTAGATACTTGTTAAGCTAGATATGTATAATCTAGATAATCTAGATTATCTAAATTATCTAAATTATCATTTATGGTGGTACCATTGCTTGATATGTATCAGCTTTACAATTAGGGCGATATAAGATACCGCGCGCCTCACTTATATTTAATCCAGTAACACCTCCTGAATCTGGCAAATTAAATGCGGGCTCATTAACTGTTGCTATTAAACAATTTGTTCCGCCATATTGAGTACGACGATTAAGCTGTGAAAGCTGTGTAAGTCGTGCTCGTGTACCTTTAGTATTTAATGAAATACTATGATTCCCTCGTGATTGATTACTGCGTGCATGATTACTATTAAGTATATAATTAGCAGAAATTTTAACACGCTTAGCACGTTTGCTACGCTGTGAATGGGCTGCCTTATGATATGATTTGTGATTTACACTAGCTTTACCTTTAGCTTTTTTAATTAATCTAGCTTTTTTAGTTTTTTTAGTTTTCCTATTTGATCTACCAAATAATTTGAGTATTTTAAACATTTAAATTACTTTCAATTAGCTTTCCCTTTAATATAATAATAGATTTTAATCAACAGATTTTAATCAACAGATTTTAATAAACAGATTTTAATCAACAGATTTTAATCAACAATAAACTATTTTAATAATATCAAATAAAAGAGCTTCAAATGGAATTACAAGTTTGTTGGCATTTTTGTAAATACATGTATAATAACAACCACGTTCTAATATTTTTAATTTGCTAGATAGTGATATCTTGCTATTTATAAGTTTTACACATATTAATGTAACAAAATCAATTGTTGATAAGTTAATAGATAATAATGTATAAATAAATTTACGCAGCTCAAGTAATCTTTCTAATGTAGATAAAACAATGTATTTTTTAAAAAATGTATTCACTATAGTTTGCATTAATGACTCTGTATTTTCTTTAACTTTTAAATATTCTGCAGTTAAACGCCCAGATGCATTAATATATTGTATTTGCGCAAGTGTATTGCCAATTTTGTAATTATTATTTTTGTAAATATTATATATTGCATTGCCTTTTAATAATTTTAATTGTGCAGGAGTGTGTGTTACAGGGTGTGATGCAGTATGTGTTGAGTGCATGTGTTGCATATAATATACATATTTGCTGGTAAATTCTTCATTATTTAAATGAGGATAGTGCAATTTTAAGCATGTAGATTTCACTTTATGTGGTAAATTAAAAGGGGATTTAACAATTAATATAAAGCTGGAAAAAGCCCCTATATGATCTAAAATAAATGCCATATATTTTTGAATATTTTGCGTACAATCATCTAAATGTTTGACAATAAATATTTTGCGTTTAGCATCAAAACTTTGTGTTTTGGATATTTTATATATATATTTAAGATATTCCAGTTTTTCAGTATTATTTAAAAAAAGGTTTAAATTTAAATAATACACATTATCTAAATATAATAACTTATACCAATCATTATTATATATTTTAAAGTGATAAATAGTATTAAGTTTAGCATCTTGTTTGTAATCTTGTAAATATTCAGGCACATACTTTATCATTGTTAAAAGGGATGTTAACTTACCAGTTCCAGGTTGCCCGTAAATAATTAAAGGCATATCAAAATTTGCATATGCTAACAATTTTAACTGTGCTAGATAGTCAACAGTTGCAAAAAGATATGAGTCTTTAAGAATATGTGTATCTAAGAGTAATTGCTGATTTATCAATTGGAAATCAATATTAGGTGTAATATCAAATGTTGATGCAGGAGCAGAAATATTATTGCATCCATCAAATAATGCTAAAAAATCATCTGACATTATTGTATTTATATTTATAACAAAGCAATAATCTTTACAATCTTTAGCTTTTATACATTAAATATTTAAAATAAGACATTTTTAAGTTAAAATAGTTTGCACAGTTTTGTTATTTGAAGAATAGATTATAAATTTATAAATTTATAAATTTATAAAAATAAATCTAATTAAATTAATAAAGAATAATAGAGAATAATATAATAATTTATCCATGTCTACACATACATTATTATTGCAGTTAGAACTTAAACTATATTTAAATGAGATTGAACAATATATAGAAAATATGCATAATCAAAGGTTATTAACTAATGTAACAAATAAATTTAAATTAGATAATATTATAAAAATTATATATGATTTTAAAATTTATTTTGATAAAATTAAAAATGGTAATGACTATGAAGATGAAGCACTTATAAAAAATCAAATTAAACTTGATTTATATACAAACTATTTAATAAATAATCTTAAAGATATAAAACAACAAAAAACTTTATTAAAATTTTTTAATAATAATTATAAAAAATTTATTAATGAAATAAATACAAAAGTAGATTTATCTACAACAGTAGATTTATCTACAACAGTAGATTTATCTACAACAGTAGATTTATCAAATATTACACAAAAAAAACTACATAATCAAGCACTACACATATTAAATAAATTATTAAACACATTTATTCCACATTCACATTTACCAAAAACTAATGAGCATTCAAGTTTAATCTATGAAAAATTACTTTTAGACTTTAAAAAAAAATGTAAAACCTATATTGGTATATTATTAGATAAAATAAGACAACTAGATGTTAAAAAAAATACACGACGTACACAGAAATGGACTGCAACTAAAAATCATAATCCAGAAATAAATGCTAGTTTTCATCAAATTTTATCTACATTTGAAAAACACAGTGAACAAACTAACACTATAATTGAATTGTTAACTAATATTAATTTATTACTTAATAAGATACTGGATAATGATAGTTTAACATATGATAAGTTTGCTTTTGTAAAAAAAAATTCAATAATAACAGGAACTTCTCTATTATTTATTACAGCTATATATAATCTTGAGAACATAATAATAGATAAAATAGAAACAGTTACACTACTACGTTTTGATTATGAAGCTAAAACTGATATATATAAAATAGTTTTACCATTTATAAAAAAAATAGAAGAAATTGGGAAAACTCCAAGCCAAGTTAATATGGAAGATATACAAAATATACACATAATACAAAGTAATATACAAACTGCTTTAACAAATTTAAAAAAATTACAGAAAGAGGGAAAACAAACACCTAGATTTTCAGTGGGACATCCAGAGGGACATCCAGGGGAAAATCCAAGGGGGGCTATGGCTATAAGTAGTATATCTCAAGAAAGGGGGCATCAACAGAGAAATTCAATGGGACAACTTGCACATCCAGGGGAAAATCCAAGGGGGGCTATGGCTATAAGTAGTATATCTCAAGAAAGGGGGCATCAACAGAGAAATTCAATGGGACAACTTGCACATCAAGAGGCAAATCCAAGAGAACATCAAGAGGCAAATCCAAGAGAACATCAAGAGGCAAATTTGAGAGTTCTACCTGATATTGACTGGAAACAATCAACTGATACTATAAAAATATACAAATTTGTATATAATTATTTTAGAAACATCATTCATCATGTTGATATAAAACGCGAGTTAATACGAGAAGACTGTAATACTGCACAAAAAATATATAAAACATTTGAAGTATTTATAAATACGCAATATGCGATGTTTGACAAAATTATAGCTAAAATAGACCACAAAACCCAAGTTAACAGGACTCCTCCAGATAGACTTACAGATATACTCAAACAATATAAGCGCATGCGAAATAATTATTATGACTATAATAAATTATATATATATGGAGTAAAATATTTAGAATATATGAAAAGCATATTACAATTTTATAAAAATAAACAAACTATTGATGCAATACGCTTTGTATTATTAATCTTTACTATAAATATATTAAACTATTTAATTGAAATATATAATTATCATTGGGTTATATTAGATTTTATAGAGGATGTACAAGGGCATAATGTACAAAAAAGAATAAATATCTCTAACGAGTTAAATGGTGAAATAAAAATATATAGGAATGAAGCACAAAATAGTATAGAATATAAAAATATATTTACAAGTATAAATAGCGCCACAAAAGTTATATACAAGTGTATAAATACAAATACATGTAAAGATGAACAATATAAAGAGTATATACAAAAAATAAATTACGCTTTAGACCAGATTAATAATATATCACAACAACCACATCAACCACAACATCCACATCAACCACATCCACATCAACCACATCAACCACAACATCCACATCAACCACAACAACCACAACAACCACATCAACCACATCAATCACATCAACCACAACAACCACAACAACCACAACATCCAAATCATTCAATTGATCTATTTAAACCACCACCAGCTGTCTATTCAAAAAAAGACCCACAGAATAAATTATGTTTATTAAACTATGACAATAATTCATGTGCTTTTGACACAATGATTATATCTTTATTTGTAAATTCAGATATCATGTACAATATATTTTTTAATAACAGTACCACTGAAAAATTACATAAAAACATTAAAAAAATTAACACTACAATGCAAACAATTGTAAACACAATATTAAACAAAAATAATGAAGAGTGTAAACCGCATACATGTCAATCAATGCGGACAATATTTCAAGAACAATTATTAGCCATAACCCCTGAAGATTTGAGTAGTTTAAAACAGAATTATATAAATGAAAATGCTGAATTTAGGGACTATAACTATGAATTTAATGCATTATGTAAAACATTTAATATGTTTACTAATAATACAACAATTGACTATTATGAGTTACTTGAGCATACATTTACATTATTTAAATTACCATTTACAAATGGAATGACTGCAAATTCATTTCATTATAAAATTACAAGACCAGAACCATTAGATTATAAATTTATAATTGGTAACATTGGTGACAATACTAATAATAATACCAATAAAGATACACAATACAATTTTTTTAATACTCTTAAATCAAATATAAGTAATGAAGAATATGTTTATGATATTATATCAATAGTAGTTCATCATGGATCTGGTACTAGTGGACACTTTACTGCAGCTATATTATATAATAAAGCATGGTATTATTATGATGGTTTACCATACAGCACTGATGCATTAAAAAAACCAAAATTTGTGCACATTGCTGACACTTTTGAGCATTTAAAGATACTATGTTCAAAACCATATATACATCGCGAAAATTCTAATTCTACCCCTAATATTGATGATTTTTGTAATAAAATAAAGTTATCGTCAATCTTAGCAACTTATACTTTACGAAAAGCAGCAGTACCAGAAGCACCAGCACCAACACCAGCACCAGCACCAGCACCAGCAGTACATGTAGACACAAGCGCAAGCTCATTAGATGAGGTTTTTAATGCACAACCAGCAGCATCAGCATCAGCAGCATCAAACTTAGCAACACCAAACTTAGCAACATCAAACTTAGCAAACCCAACAGCATCAAACTTAGCAGCAACAGCACAAACATTTAATTCAATACTAAGAGAATCTTATGCTATTATTGCACTAACAGAAGACAATACAACAAGACAAGATAATTTAGATATAATACATAGAAAATTAAAGAATAAATTTAATGCATTTTCTAAAGATAAAACATCATGGTTATTATCTGAATTAAATAAATTCAATGCATGTCTTGCAGATATTGTGCATGGACAGGAACAATTCAATTATATTAATCAGCTTACAAAGTTTATAGTACAAAAAATAGGTAAAATTCAAGGCTCTTACTTTAACTCTAACTTTGACACATTTTATCAACAAATAAGTAAAGAGACAACCTTCATAGATGAACTGATCCCTCTACAAAATAAAGCATTAGAAGCACTATCTATTCAAAATTTTCAAATATCTAGAAATGTATTAGAAAAAGCACAAAAAAAAAATAAGTTTACAAAGGAAAATGCACAAAATTGTCCTATACCAGATAGAATGAGATGGTTATCATCAATTGAACCTACAGATGTTCATCTTGTATTTGTTTATAAAGAAAAAGCTGTTGAAGAGGAAACACAACATTTTACTGTATTTCCTAATGAATATAGATTAGGGGAATCGATAGCACAACGTGTTGCCGCATGGCGAGCAATAAGATATATTAACAATGTAAAAGTATGGTTTGATGGTTTTTTTTGCACACAAAACCAAATTAAAAATAAGCCAGATTATGCATTTGATATACGTGAATTAGCTGAATGGAAAGCTTTTTTTAATAATGAGTTTATTAATAATTATTATAATAATTCACCTGTTTATTATCGTGTAGATTTTATGAAAGCATTTATTACATATGTTTACACAACTATAAATCCAGAACAAATGAAACAACATTTAATAGTTGATATATCTGTTATTCCAGAAGAATTATCACCACAAATTAATAGTATTAAATTTCCAATTCTAGGAAATAAATTACAAATTAATCCCGGTCTAAATATGTTCCGTGTTGAAAATCAATATATTTTAGTATGCCAAAACAGTTATCTTAATATAGCTATATATCTTACAATACTTTGTGCATCAGTTTTATCAAATTATTATATTGATCCAGCTTTAGTATATCACAGTTATGCACCAATGTTTACATATTATTGCGCACTTTGTGGCTTATTAACTTTAATAAATAAAGATAAAAAAAATATTTTAAATCTTAGTATAGAAGAGCAAGTTAAACTATTTAAACATAAGGATAATACATCAAAAAATTCAACAAAAAGATTAACTATTATTAATAAACATGAAATAGTACCAAACAGCGCTGCTTACAAAGATGCAGATCTTCCAGCAATTTATGTAACTGTAAGAAAACCTTTTTTAAAATATGAAAATGAGAGCGTAACATATATACATAATAGAATACCACGACCAAAAACACAGAAACTATCACATCTACGACTGAAGCCAATACGAAAATAAAGAAAATAAAGAAGATAAAAAACACAACAATATAAACACCAAACTCACCAAACTCACCATTATTAACTGATAATGTTCCTATAGATGTCTTTCATTACACATCATCACTACCGCCACTGCCACATGCAAATTAACCATTTGAAGATGAGCAAACGTTTGTTAACAAATATTTAGTTGCTCAAGACAAATTGCTGAAAACAGTCAATCCCAACATAACAATGTACCTAAGCGCAAAACAAAATTTACAGACAGATACTATAAGGAATCTAGATATGGTTTTTTGGAAATATTATATATTTCCCCATTTAAAATTCATTTATCTAGAAGGGCAATCAATTAATCCGCATAATAAAAAGTATTTTATTAAAGATGATAATAAAGCATTATTGTATATGAAAAATAAAACTTTAAGACATAGGTATTTTGAAATTGTCGATATCATATATCCTTTAAATGAGGAATGATTTATAATCATCCCGTCATTTAAAGGATAGTAACCCACTACACTAAATTATAAATAATTTTACTATTTTTACTGCACATATTAACAGTAACACTATCATCACCGTTATCATCACCGTTATCATCACCGTTATCATCACCGTTATCATCACTATTACTTTTTTTAGCATTAACTTTACTTTTATTTTTTTTATCATTGCTAGATACCTGTGTTACCCCTTTAGTATCATCAACATCAAAATATTCAATTGGATAGTCTTTGCCACTGCTTTTATAATATTTTTCTCTAATACGATTCCAATTTTTAAAACTGCTAAACATATCCTGCACATCTATAATAAGTGGTATAAATGCACGCCTCTGTTTTTCCTCTCTTAATATACGACCTACAGCCTGCTCAACATTTTTATGTGGTGTTGCATATATAAGTGTATTTAACGTTTTACAGTCAAATGCTTCTTCTGCCATATTAAATGTAGCAATTATTACACGACACATTGCAGATGCATCTAAATTAGCCTGCTTCATTCCTCCAATGTAAAGTCCAATTGTACAATTAGGAATCGCCATTTCAGTAAGCAATTGTAACATTTGAGAAATATGATTTCTTAATGATGAAAGAATAAGTATAGTGCGACCCTCTGCAATTAGCTCTGGAATAAATGATAGAATAAAACGCGTACGTCGCGAGCATTTTGCAATGTTGCCTTTCATTTTAACAATATCGGCTTTGCGCTTATAGTTTAATTGTTCTTTACAATAGTTAGTATCTGTATTTACATATTGATAAATCTTTACTGTTGAATTTGGTATGTGTTCCAATGCCAAGTCATCTGCATTTTTTTTGATTTCAGCATCTTTATAAACAATATCACCTAGATACCATTTAAATACCTTTGCTAAACCATCAGCGCGATTGGGTGTTGCACTAAGACCTAATGTATACTTAAATGTATATTTTCCTAATGCACGACAAAATTGCCGCGCAGCCATATGATGGCATTCATCTGCAATGATTAAACCAAATCCATTGAAAATTTCAACCGGGTAATCATTATCTTTTCGCGGGTCACTTAAACTTTGCACCATAGCTAAAACTATGTCTTTATCACGAATATCAAGTGTTTTGCCTTGTATATATCCTACTTTCGCGGTGGGTAAATATTCTTTAATACGGTCAACCCATTGATTCATTAAAAATTCTTTATGGACTAAGATAAGTGTTTTTACTTTGAGTTCTTCAAGAATCTTAAGAGCCATAACTGTTTTACCACGTCCACAACCTACACTAATAATACCACCTCCTACTTTAGCAGCACTTGTCATATATGTTGCAATAATATCTATTTGATATGGACGCATTTGCCGTTCTGATGAAAATGTAATGTCAATAGTATCTGGAGCTGGTAATTTATTTTTAGGTGGTTTACCGCCAAACTTTTCAATAACATAGTAATATGGCATGTACACTTTTTCACTATTTTCAAGGTAAATTTTATATGGTGTAATGCTTTCTTCACTTCCATATCCTGGGCAGACAAATGGGGAAATTGTCAAGTCAGTTTTAATCTGTTCAATATTAATTGATGTTGTTATAGATTTATAGAGGGCAACACCTTTGCTAGATATAGTTGTATGTTCTAGCAGAGTATTCATTGTGTAATATGCAACTATGCTTTATTATGCTTTAGTATGCTTTAGTATGCTTTAATATGCTTTAGTATGCTTTAATATGATATCCATATACTTACAAATTATAAATCAATTTTTAAATTAGTATTCCAAGTATTCCAAGTATTCCAAGTATTTATTTTCTATAGTAAATATAAAGTAAAAAACACTATCAAACATAAAAAAACATAAAAATGCTTACACAACTTACAGCAATTAATAACAAGACTATAAGTTTTTTTGAAAAACTTCCAGTTAAATATTCCTTTACTATATTAGCTGCAATACATATCATATTTATAAGTAAAATAGATACAAGCATACTTGCAATATATAATTCTTTATGGACACGTGTTATACTAGCTTTAATTATTGCATGGACAGCATGTTTTGATCCAGTATACTCAATTGTAATAGCCGGCATTATGATTCTATCAATTATGGAGTTGCATAGACGTTATAATACTTCAGCAATGCATCAGAAACAGTCTAATCGCTCTCAAAGATCAATAGTTATTCCACCAAATGTTGTAGGGAGTAAGACTATGCCACGCATACCTAAAGATATTGCAATGACAGATAAAATTATTTATGATGAAATAAATAAACATTCTCTACAGAAGACACCAGCAAGTGATGATGGTATTCTAGCAGAGTATGATTATTACTATGACCCTGCTTACACAAATTTAACAGAGAATTTACGTGAACAGAATACTTTGCGCAATGGATCATTTTATGTTACTAGTAATGAGCTAAAAGCAGCACAGTCTAATAGTGGTCCTGGTTCTAATACTGGAGCAATCACTGCATTAAATGGTTCACTTAATGCACAGGGAATGAATACCATAATACCTTCTGGATATGATAAAGATATGTATAGTTTAGATAGTAAAGATTTAATGCAGTAATCTAGTAATCTAGTAATCTAGTAATGCTATTAAACTTAAACTCGTATAATTTCAATAATAAATAAATAATTAAATAATTAAATAATTAAATAATTAAATAATAAACTAAGCTAAAGTTTAACTTTAATTTAACTTTAATTTAACTTTAATTCAACTTTAACTTCAATGTCACAACCAAGTCAATCTATAGTACCTGTACAGCAAGGTGCAGCTCACGGTAAACAAATTGTTCTCCCTACAGAGAAAACTCTTATGCAAGCTACCAAGCTTGCTCTTAAGACTAAAAAACCTATATGCTTTTACTTTTATATTGATTCTTTAAAGGGTCATATTACAATTGTTTCAGATGGAGAGGATCGCATCATTTTTAAAAATGAAGATGAGCATACATCTCCAATACTAAATACATATAAATCAGAAAACTGCTATATTATTGTAACTGAAAATACTATCTATATTGTTAGCTCAGACACACAAGTTCGCTAGGCATGACAACTTTTAGTAATTATTTAGTAATTATTTAGTAATTATTTAGTTATTAACCTGTTTAACATAGTTAACCTGTTTATCATTTTTTTACCATTTTATAGTTTTAATTTATATATATATATATAAAATAAATGAAACCCATGAAACCCATGAAACCCATAAAACCCATAAAGTATCCTGTAAGATATTTACCAAAAGCATTAACAAAAAATGATAAACAAAAACAACTTAATATGCTAATAAAATCAAAAAGTTTATATAAAAAAAATCAATATTATACACGTAAACATCTGTCATCTTTTAAAAGTCGCAAATCAAATTATATATTAAATGCCTGTAAAATATACAATATACAAAATATAACACCTAATAAAGAATTGGCATTAAAAACAGGATGTAAATTATCAGCATTAAAGGAAATTGTTAAAAAAGGTGAAGGAGCATATTATTCATCAGGTTCAAGGCCAAACCAAACAGCGCAATCATGGGGTTTAGCAAGGTTAGCAAGTTCATTAACTTCTGGAAAAGCAGCAGCTGTTGATTATGATATAATTGAACAGGGTTGTGATCATAAAAAAAAAGCATTTATATTAGCACAAAAAGCACGCAAAATATACAAATATGGGCATTCAAAAACAAAAAAGGTAAGCATGTAAATATGCATTATAATTATTTTCATACTCTCACCTAAACAAGCCTAACCATTGGGAAAAAATAGCTACTTACATTACGTTTTGTCTTACCAACAGGGGTTAATGTTTGTGATTGTAATGGTGAATTTGTAATGCCAACTGATGTACCTGATCCACCTGATCCACCTACTGGTAAAGTAAATCCATTCATGGGAGAAATATATAAATTATTACCAATAAGCATATTATTTGATATAAAATCATTTAAAGTATCACTTGGGGATATATTTACTGTTGTATTTGCAAGTGAATTATCTGAATCTGCTGGATTACTTCCTTGACTACTGCCTTGATTATTTAGTGATGCTAATTTTTGTGCTAACATTTTTAATAGTGCACTAGGTGATTGTTCATCAGGGAATTCCGATGAAGATGAATAGTCTACTGTTGCATCTGCACCACTATCACCACCACTATCATCACCACTATCACCACTATGTTTTGTAGTAGTTGTAGCAAAAATGTCATTAGATGGGGTAGTTGTAGGTGAGCCATCATGGGTAGTTGTAGGTGAGCCATCATGGGTAGTTGTAGGTGAGCCATCATGGGTAGTTGTGGGTGCACGAGTGGTTGTGGGTGCACGAGTGGTTGTGGGTGCGCGAGTGGTTGTTGGTGTTGCTGATGTGCTTGTTGGATTTAGAGGATCATATAATCTAGTTGATTGTATTGTGCTCCCCTGTAATGTAAGAACATTCTTATAAATATTCATATTAGTTATTCCTAATTGAGGTGATTCTAAATTATGCCATTCTATACTAGAAGAATTAGGAATAGGGACACCATTAACCAATGGATACCACCATAACTTGATAGATCCACCTCCATAAACACCACCTGTATCTAAACACCATACAATGTCATTATTTATAACCATATTTGAAATTAATACTTTATTAGTTAAATCTGGTATTTCCCAAGGTATCCAATTTGTGTTTATAGTACCATTTGTATTTGTACTATTTAATAATGTATAAGTTATTTTATTTACACTAGGTGATGTATTAGATTGTTTTACTACATAAAATAAACAGGTATCATTTGCAATTAATAATCTTATATTATTTGTGATATGTGAAGTTTGCATAGAGTTCCATGATGGTGGTGTAGCAGTTGCTACAGTTGGGATGCCAGTAATTGCATCTAAACTACTATAATATAAAACACCAGTACCACTACAACCAATTGCAAATAAATATCCATTATTTATTGTTATTAAGCGTAATTTTTCAGGTAATCCATTAATTAATGGTAATTGTATAGGGGACCATTTTGTTTTTGTATCATTAATATTTGCAATTTGTAAATACCATATACAATCTATATTATTCATTGAATTGAGTGTTGGATTATAACATATAATTATTTTTTCATTTGCTACTATTATTGAACCATTACCACCAATACAATTGATTAATGGAACTGTTATATTTGGTTGAGTTGTTATAGGTGGTATTGTTGGGATGCTTATTATAGATTGTGGATTTGAAATTAATTTTAATTCTTTAGTAGTAGAGCCATATGTTGTTAGCATTTGATTATTATTAATCATATAAATATCAGTACTATTATTAGCTAATGATTGAAGTATTCCTGCAATTGGTTCTGTTTGCCATGATGCATATAAAATTAGTGGATCACTTGAAGGCACAGCATATGGTTCACCTTTATAAATAGGTTGCGTCCAAACAAGAAAACTTTCTACTATTCCAATTTTACAATATATTACATATATAATAGTACCAATAATACATAAAAATATTAATATTATAATTATATTAAAAAATTTATTTTTATGTTGTGTAATAATACCTTGTAATTTATGAAATATCATTTTATGTATATTTATGTTATAAATTATATATAACTTTTTATAATTATTATGTTATTAGAAATTTATTAGACATTTATTAAACATTTATTACACTGGAAAGTGTTTAGAAAACTGAAAAAACTGAAAAAACTACACAATTACACAATTACACAATTACACAATTACACAGTTTACTTAAAAATATCAAAGAATTTTTCTTTAAATAATTTAAACTTGTCTAGAGCCTCTGCAGTAGAACCACTAGATGCTTTAAACTTTTCTTTTTTAAAAGATTTATAGTAATTAATTGATTGTTCCTTAAGATTATCAATAGTTAATATACCTATACCACTATGTAGTTTTTCTGATCTATCTATAACTTCATCAATAGTATAGTTGTTATTATTATTGCTTTTATTACTTTTATTGCTTTTATTATTTTTACTTTTAAAAATTTTTAATGCACTATCAAGTAATCCTTTATTTGTTACATCATCAAATTTTTCAGTATGTTTGCGTTTGGTGTTAATCTTATTAGTATTGCTGTTAGTATTGCTATTAGTTTTGCGTGTCTTTAGTTTAACATCTAGATTATCAAATTTTTCGCTATTTATGTGTAATTTACTTTTAAATTTATTTAGTTTATTAGATGTAAAATGTTCATTAATTAAATTGGTTGTGTAATTGTATTTTGTAATTAAATTATAACACATAATTAGCATTATGCAAAGTATACATATAATTAATATTGTGGAATAGTAGTGCATAATTTATGAGTATAATTATAATATATAATGTTATTTAATATAGTTAAATAATTTAGTAAACTTTTACTACGCCATTGATCCAAATGAATATATTGTTGCAATAAATGCACCCATTGTAAGCCCATATACAAGACATATAATCGCTCCCCCACCAAAAGAATAACTACTTTTCATATGAACAAACACAGCTATAACAAATATAATCCAATAAAACACACATAACACAATATTTGCTGTATTCATAATTATTTAATGTTATTTAATATTATATTATATATTTAGATATAATTTAAATAAATATTCTAAATAAATATTCCTATTATTATAAACACAACCATACCAACTAATGCTTTTAATGCAACTCCAGATAGACTTACCTGCCCTGACTCCAATAAGAGTTTTGGAAAGAATGAAAATAAAAATCGATTAAACTCGGGTAATCCTAATAAAAGGCAAATTATAAATACAAGCACAGGGTACCTATAGTTACGTGTAACTTTTGATTTTAAGTTTTGCCCATTTAATGAAAAACTTATTTGATTCATTATGCCAGATGGTGATAATGATGATCCTTTAGTTGCGGACATACTGCCATTTCCATTGCCAAGTTTATTGTCAGAGTCATTATTATCAGATTGAGATGAGGGATCTACATATTTATGTGGTGGTATTTGAGCACGGTCCATAGCATATCCAAATGCCTGAGAATTAATATTTGCTTGAGATGCACCACCCGGGCTTTCACCCATTTCTTTAAGAATATCCTCAACAAGTTGGTTATCTGTTCTCATAATACCATCCATGCCAGGATGTTGCTGTTCATTCATCATCATTGGATCACCCATAAATTGTTGCGGTGGTTGTTGTTGAAACTGATTTTGTTGCTGCATCATATTTGATTGTGATATTTGATTACTATCAGGTTCAACTAGTCGTTGCCGCATAAGTTCCTTAGGATCAGGATAATTATCATTTGATGAACCATTATCACGTCTTATCATATTGATAGGTGTTGACATTTTATAGTCAAATCATATTTATAAATTATCATAAAAACGAATAAAAACAAATAAATTAGATACTTAACTTTATGTACAAGTATCTAGATAAGTAGAAAAAACTAAACTAAAACTAAACTAAAACTAAACTAAAACTAAACTAAAACTAAATAACTATTTAATTAAGATTAGTTTTATTGTCTTCTAAATTTTTACAGCTTGTTACAACTTTTTTATAGGAGTAACATTTACTATCAAAGCTAAATATTTTATCTTGTATTTCCTGTATAGGTGGACCTTGTACAATTATAATATTTGCACTTTTGCAAGACATTCTAACAATTGATGCTAATCCTATTGCTAGAATAATTGATGCAAAAATTTTACCTGCAGGTGTTTTAATAAAATCAATTATGGACATATCTATATTATTTATATTATTTATATTTATATTTATATGTAGTTTGCAACTATTCTCTACTAAATAGGCTATATTTATATTTAGCACTATTTACATCTGTTGATACTAGATTCTAGATGCTAGATTCTAGATGCTAAATACTAGATACTAATGAATAATAACTGGATGTTCTAGAATTAGATTAGGATCACTAGGACATTTAACTTGGCTTGCTTCATATTTATAACAATTTTTAGCTTCATCTTGGTAAGTTAGTTTACCTGAGTTATCTGGGTTTGGGAATCGTGTAACTATGCGTGCATCTGGTTGATACCAATATACACCAATCATTGCTACTATAAGTGTTACTAAAAACACTTTAACATCTAGATATCTAGAAAGCATTTGCACTTGTAGAATTATATAGTATTTAGTAAGATATTAGATATTAGATAGATATGCAGATATCTAGACAGTTAGATAGTTAGATTGTGTAGTCGCATTCAGATTCTATATCACTAGAATTATGAGAATAAGTTTGCACAGTATGCATATAGTTGTGCGCTGGTGTTATGCAATGTATAGGATCACTTAGCATCCCTATATCATTAAATGTATTTATATCACCTGTTGTATCTGCATATGCATTTGCATTTGCATCTGCATTTGCCATTGCACTATATGATGTATCAATATATTTACTATATTTTTTTAAACTTTTAATAGTAAATTTACTTGATGGTGTTGTAAAATCATGTTTATGTCCATTATAATTATTTTGTCCACATCTCCATATACAATATTCTTTAGCTTCATCATAACACGGTGATACAAAGTCTGCATAGTGTAAGTTTACTTGCTTATAGTGTAAAGTAGGCTTGCGATGTGTAGAGCATCCATTAACAATTTTAGGATTTGTATGTAACCAAGCAGGTTTAAGTAGTTGGTTATTTATTTGGTTATTTATTTGGTTATTTAAAGGCATTGTTTGAAAATTTTTATAATCATTTAACTAATCAAAAAAAAGATATAAAATATAATTAAATTACGTGCTAGATAGTGTTAGTGATACACTGATATCCGGTATTTACTTAAGGATATGGGCATTATGGGCATTATGGGCATTATGAGCATTATAGGTATTATATTATATTTACACCTGAACTAATAATATATTTAGTAAAGTTTGTTAACAAAATATATTCAATACCTAATAACACCATTCCAAATAATATTCCAATAAAATAAAGATGCCAATTACCTGGAAAATTTATGTATCTTGAAAATACAGTATGTGCCCAAAGATCAAATTCATTAATAAAAAATGGTAAGATTTGCTGAGCTAGTGGAAATGTAATAGTAAATGTAATTAATCCTGTTGCTAGACCTAAAGTTAGATTATTAGTTGCTAGAGCTATTAGTATAGCTTGTGTTAATAATCCTATTAATGCTAATCCATTAATTATATTACGTGATAAAAAGCTGCTAAAGTTGGTTATTTGTTGTGGATAGAGATTTGTGAATAAATTTGGTTTACCTGATTCAGTTAAGGTTACAGCTAGCATAACCAATGCAGGTAAATAATACTTTAAAGTTTCAAAATCTGAGCTAGAGAATAGTGTAGCTGGTATAGCAATTACAAAAATTAGATAGAAAATAATAGTATCTAAATTTGGAATACTTAAACATATATTAACAAATGACATTTTGTAGGCTAGATAGCTAAATAATTAAATGATATTTATTTTACGACCAATATTATTTAATTACTAAGATTTTATTTTGCTAAGTTATTTACACAAAATTTTATTACTACATAGCACATCACAATATATCACAACATATTACAACATAATACTCAACTGCATATTTTGCTTTGCACAGTATTAAATTATTGTATAAATCGTGTTTTAACTGCATTATAATATTGCTCATGAAACTCTAAATTTTCAAATTCTTCTTTATGTAATTGTAATTGTGTCCACATTTTCTCTAATTCTTCAAGTGATTTAGAATATACGATTTTTCCAAACCATTCACTTTTTTTCATATAAAGTTTAAAATTATCTGACAATATGAAGTCAGTATTTACAATATTTTGTAAAGGTAACATTTCCCCTATTAAACCATAAAATTCAAATAACTTTATAATATCAATACCGGAAAAGTTTTGAAACCATTTATAGGATTTTAATGGTACCAAATATTTATGTAAAGAACATTTGTCTGTTGATTGATTAATATAATAAGGTGCATTATTAGTTATAAATATATCTATATAAATTTTTCCAGGTTGATTAATATGATTTGCAACAACAATTTTATACATTTTAAGAGGTATATTTAATATTAGACCATTATCAAAATGTGTTGCCTTTGGTGCAGGTATACTTCCAGTAAATATAGTTATATTTGTAAGTTTATTATTACGTGATAGATTTTTACACCAATTTTCAAGCAATACCCATAAACCAGTATTAAGTACTATATCTTGAGGTGATATATTGCTAAGTAAAAATGTTTCACTATAAATATCCATATTAGATTTATGTTGGCCTGCAGGTGCATTATGACCCATACTGCCACCATATGGCATATATTTTTCATAGTCTAAAAGAGTAAGCCTTATTTTAGGAGGTAAATCTTGATCTTCTTTAAAAGGATCAACTAATTGCCGTCTATCTATAATATTTTCAGTATTATTGGTGCGTCCAGTATTAATAGTTATTGTTTCTTTTACAAGTATAGGGTAGCGATTTCGACCACTATAAAAAATATCATATTCTTGTTTTTTTATAAATATAATTGTTGGATCTCTATGACGATTATGGCCAAATATTGATTTAATACAGGGCTTATATATTATATCTATTAAATGATCTTGCTTAATAGAGTTAGATGCACTCTTTTTAGATGCACTCTTTTTAGATGCACTCTTTTTAGATGCACTCTTTTTAGATGCACTCTTTTTAGATGCACTCTTTTTAGATGCACTTATTTTTATTTTTGATTTTTTATGTAATCTACTATTTGATCTCAGTAGTATACTTTGAGACTTGGACATTTATAAGTAAGTTTAACTATTGATCTTCTAAGATAAATATAGATATAAAGCTAAAGATAAAAAGTAAAGATAAAAAGTAAATATATATATATTAAGCAAATATAGCACTTGATAGTGATTGTGTGTAGGGATTTTCCCGATATGCATCAAGAATATCAGGATCAATACGATGACGAATTGTGTCTTCTGGTAATTTGCTTTTAACACGTGTAAGACCACAGTTATTTTTTTGAGGTGGGGCTGAAAAGATAAAAGTTTCTGCGGGTTCGCGTATGTTTATCTGATCAGCCTCAATTTTATGATGTTCAAGATTAACCCAATCCATACCGGCATTAAGTTTAGTGCCCTGTTCAGTAGGGGCACGACCAACAGCAATTTCCTCGCGATTTGGATTGCTATGTGCATTATAAGCACTATCGTAACTCATTGGACGATCAGTGCCATACTTTGCAGGTCCCTCCCATTCCCAATCATTTAAGAATTGCCTATTTGTATTCTTGGCTTGATACCGTGCCGCTAAGTATCCGCGACCTGTACCTGTACCTACTTCTCCATTTGCAATACCTTGATAATACCAATCTGTTGTAAATTGGCGATTTGTATTTTTCATATCTATACTTGTACTTGTATAACCTCCATTTTTAAGGCGTTCTTGTGAACCCATAAAACCAATATGGTCATGATCAATTGTAGTTTCGCGTAGTGTAGTTTTAGCAATATCTTCAGGATCATAGATGCAAGTAGAACGTGGTTGTTGAGGATTCATATTTATATAGGGATTGTCATTGTGTATATTTTGCTCTTTAATTGTGGTACGTGCTATATCATTTGGATCATATGCAATACTTTTTTTCTCAGCACTTAAATTGCCAACATAATCATTATCTATGTTTTGCTCTTTAATTGTAGTACGTGTTATATCAGTAGGATCATATACTGTAAGTTTAGATGGCATGGCAGCAGTCATATTACCATCTGGGCGCATATTACCAATAAAGTTTTCCTTACGTGTACGGCGGAAAAAATCGGTTAAAGGTGTTGTTATTTTCTTAACAGCCATGGTAATGCTATTATAATTTGTGCGCTGTTGTGTAACATCACGTTCATTTGCACGATTATCCCAACTATGTTTACCATAATCACCAACACCGACTTCATTTGGTGTATCAGCAACAGACCATGCATCTTCTCGATATGCATTGCGTGGTGCAGGATTCATATAGTTATTTTTAGTAGACTGTCGATATGCACCTTCCTTGCGAGGTTTAAGTTTATCACTTTGTCCAAGGCCACCAAAATAAGGCTTCTGGAATTGTTTATTTGTAGGTTTCATATAGTATTTTTCACGGAGTTGAGAAGCTTTTACAGCGCTACTAAGTGTACCACGCTCTGGAGTAGAATTATAATAAGTTTCTGGGCGATGTTTAAAAGGTTTGGCTTGCAAGCCTCGCTGTGCGCTCTTTAATCCTGCTATAATTCGCCCATTATAACTAATACGGGGATTTGTAAGACAGCGAAGCTCATCAACCGATTTAGGTAAAACATAGTCGCGCGCATTTGACTGTGTAAGACCACCAATAGGCTCAGCAGTATATCCAGCAGCTAATCCTGGACCAACACGAATATCTTGAAACGGTTTTTCATTTTGTCTTTTTTGACTTGGTATATAACGATCCATATCAATACTTTCTGTAAATGAAGGAGATCCATATGGAAATGAATTATTAGGTGTAAGATCGAAAAAACTAGCAATTTCTTTTTTCTTTGGTCGCCGATCTACATCTTGACCAGTAAATTTGCCAAGCATTGTACTATTAGTGTCAAATGACATGCTTTGCTGATTTTTATTTTTAATAAAAGGTATCATATTATCATGAAAAGCTTCTTTACGAACAGATTCGCCACTAAGAGGAGACATGAAAAAATCAGTTTGATTACTTTCACGATTTATAGAATCTTGTGGAAATCCTGTGTTATTATTATTAAGAATTTTTTGATTAAATCCTTGCCTTGGTATAACATTTGTTGATGTTGCATTTCTAGCGTTATTAAAAGATGATGATCCAAGTGTTGCTTCAGTTTTAAAGGAATTGTGCAACATATTTGGTGTATATGTATTACCAATACCTGCAAAAGCATTTAGTTGTTGATATGCCATTCTACCAACAGTTAATATTATTATAATAGTAGATAAATTTATTAATTTATTAATTTAAAAACAATTTAAATCTTTATCTTAAGTATTGGATTATTAATATCAATTATTAATATCAAATATATTCAATACAAATAGATAAAATGGCAATGAATCAGTTTTATAAAACAAAAAAAGATTTATTTGATATTGCAGGTAATGTAATTAATAGTGAAAAGTATCCATTTATTAATGTTTTAAATAGTTATCTTACAGATATTGTTGCTTCAATTGACATGGAAATTAAAAATACATCTAGAAATATATCAATTAACTGGAAAGAAAAGAAAAATCCTAAATTACTATCCCGTTTTATTAATAATGATGAAAATATTAATAATATAAATCGGAGTGTTAATAAAGTTACAGGAAACAATTATTTAGACATTATTACTGAAATAAATGAGTCTTTAGTAGAAGATAGTACAAATAAAATTTCAGATTATAGTAAATATATTTTTGATTGCGTTATTAAAAAATGTATGGTTGAAGAATCATTCACTGGTGATTATATCAAATTTTTGTGTGCTTTTAAAAATAATATAGGCAAACATATTACTACTATGCTTAAAAATTTTGAATATAATACAATGTCTATTATGGATAATAGTAGTGGTATTAAAAACAATACTTATTTTGACATAATTCAAGATATAATACAGTACAAAAATGTTGGCATATTTATGGGGAAGTTAGCTGTAGAGGGTTTTACAAATGGTGAAGAACTTTCTAAATATTTTATGTTAAATATTGAATCTTTGATTAATTTATTTGATTGGCAGCCTGTTAATATGGATGATATTATGGTTAGAATGTATCTAGCAATAGGTATTTTAGAAAGTTGTCATGATAAACTATTATTTAAGTATTTTAATGAAAAAAATATAAATATTATAAATAATTGTTTTGATATGGTTTATGGATATAATGGTATGAATACTAAGATTAAGTTTAAAATTTTAGATATGAAAGATTTAATTAAACAAAAAATAGTACATATTAAGAAATCAGCAACACCAGCAACATCAGCAACACCAATAAAAACGCTAAGTGAACCTGCGCTTGCATCTACATCTACATCTACAACTTTATATATAATACCTAATTTACAAACTAGTAAATCGCCATTAATTTTATTACCACAACGAATACAAAATTTAAATCAATATAAATCCAACAATCATAATATGAATATAATTGGAACAATCAAACAAAAGCCAACTAAACCACAACAACAACAACCACAACAACAACCACAACAACCACAACAACAACCACAACAACCACAACAACCACAACAACCACAACAACCACAACAACCACAACAACCACAACAACCACAACAACCACAACCAC